CTCGTGCTTCCAATACAAATACTTTTGAAGAAGTCGTTGCCCTTGCAGAAGAGTTGTATGGGTATGCCAAAGAGATGCAAGAGAAAAAAGATGAAATGGAAATGCCACCCATTTCAGAGGGATCTGGAAATACTAAAGATCAAGAAGAGTATGATATCAATTCTTCCAGTGAAGAAGATGAGGAATGGCCTACTGAGAGTGATCCTGAAGAAGACCATCGTAATGATCGTGACTTCTCTAAAGATGATGCACAACTAGATACTCCTTCATACTCTTACGGTGGTGGAGAAACTTTTGATGAAACTGAGTCTATCACTGAGCAAGCACTGAGGGAAGCGTTGGAAGATCTTGTCGATGACGATGCCAAAGAGTGGGTTTATCTTGATCTCCCTAAAGTAAAACTGGAAGATCATGTTGTCTCTTGGAAAACTATCCAATCTAGATTCAGCGAAGTTTTTAGTTGGGATGATTCGGATCAGTTTGATGTTGAATACTATCAACGTCATCTGAATTTTACTTACCAGAAGTGTGAAGAATACAAGAAGTCTGCTCAAAAATCTGTAAACTATCTGGTCAAACAGTTTGAGATGAAGAAGTCTGCAAACCAATATGCTCGTGCTTCCACTTCTCGCACTGGTGTGCTTGATACCAACAAACTTCACACCTATCGTTACAACGAAGATATCTTCAAGAAAGTAACGGTGATCCCTGATGGCAAGAATCATGGTTTGATTATGCTCATCGATTGGTCTGGATCTATGGCACAGGTGTTGATGGATACCCTGAAGCAAACTTACAATTTGGTTTGGTTTTGCCGTAAGGTTGGTATTCCTTTCCGTGTCTATGCTTTCCAAAGTGGATACATGAATAGGACTGTCGAAGGTGATAGTGGTGTTGAGAATACTCTTCATATTGGAGAAGACTTCCGATTGCTTGAATTTTTTTCATCTAAGATGAATGCAAAGCAACTTGATAAGCAGATGAAAAATGTTTGGGCACAGTGCTGGGATCAGTGCAACTGGTCTGCTCATCGATCTGTCCCAGAATACAATCTTGGTGGCACTCCTTTGGGCGAAGCAACTATGTGTATGCGAGAGGCAGTCAAGCAACTAAAACTGGTTGACAAAGTGCAGAAAGTTAACGTTATCTCACTCACTGATGGTGAAGCAAATCCTCTCGGATTTGTAACTGTTTATCCTGAAGGATCTTATCGGGAAGGCGAGATGCGTAAAGAATATCTCTGTCACAATCGCAATAAAATCTTTATCCTTCGTGACCCTATTACTGGATATTCTCGTCGCCTAAATACCAGTCCTTACGATACTACAAAAGAGATCGTATCTTTCTACAAAGAGATTACCGATTACAACTGGGTTGGTATTCGTCTTTGCTCCAAGGGTGAGATGACTAGATGTCTTAATCACCTTGGCGTTGATGCTGAAAAGCATTCAAAGCAATGGGTAAAAGAAAGGTTTGTTGAGATTGGTGATGAGAGTGGATTTACCAAACAGTTTTATATGCCAAACCAGTATATTGGTGGAGGCACTGATGATCTTGAAGTGAAACAAAAGGGTGAAGTTGCTACCAAAGCAGAATTGACCCGTGCATTCCGAAAGCATATGGGATCCAAAATGACAAACAAAACTATCCTTAACGCATTTATTGAGCAAATCGCATGAAGTGTAAAGTAAAACTATTCAAAGCAGGCACCCTTTTTGAGGAGAAATGTGTTGCTACCGACTATGAAGATGCAAAGAAAGTTGCCCTAGCACGAAACCCAGGAGCAACCGTAGTCAGTGTGACAGTTGACTTCAGTTGAATAACTGTCCACCAGACCCTCCCACTCGGAGGGTTTTCTGCTATAATTACAAGGTAATCAAAGGAGAGCAATGCCCCGCAAGTCTGATGTCACCACTGCCCAGATCGTTGAATCCCTTGTGAAGGATTTTGGCACTGAAGTCTGTGCTGATCATGTCCGTCGTGCCGCTGACCAGTTTGGTATGTCCTATCCCACTGCTTGCAAACGTTTGGAAGACTATAAGTCTGGTCGTGGCAAGTGGAATCTTACTGTCGCTGAGCAACTTGAAAAGCAAATGAGCGATAGCGTAGAATCTGTGCAGCAATGTTTTGTCCCTGACAAAGATCCTGCTTACGTTTCCTTCGGTAACTTCTCTGATGTGAAGAAAATCATTTCTTCTCGTCGTTTCTATCCGACTTTCATTACTGGTCTGTCGGGAAATGGTAAGACTGTTTCTGTAGAGCAAGCGTGTGCTGCTCTAAATAGGGAGTTGATCCGTGTGAATATCACCATTGAAACTGACGAAGATGATCTTATTGGTGGGTTTCGTCTTGTTGATGGCGAAACTGTCTGGCACAACGGACCCGTTGTGGAGGCTCTGGAGAGGGGAGCTGTGTTGCTTCTAGATGAAGTTGATCTTGCCTCTAACAAGATTCTTTGTCTACAGTCTGTGCTTGAAGGGAAAGGTCTCTTCTTGAAGAAGATTGGTAAGTATGTGAAACCTGCTGTTGGTTTTACTATCTTTGCCACTGCAAACACTAAGGGTAAGGGTAGTGATGACGGTCGTTTTGTTGGCACCAATGTGCTCAACGAAGCATTCCTTGAGCGTTTTCCTGTTACCTTTGAGCAGGAGTATCCTACTGCTGCAATTGAAACCAAGATCCTAATCAACAATGGTTGTGATGATCAGTTTGCAGAAAACCTTGTCAAGTGGGCAGGAGTGATTCGCAAAACTTTCTTTGATGGTGGAATTGATGAGATCATTACCACCCGTCGCCTGGTGCATATTGTGCAGGCAAACCAAATCTTTGGTGATCGTATCAAAGCGATTACGAATTGCATCAATCGTTTTGATGAGGACACCAAACAGTCTTTCCTTGACCTGTATACTAAAGTTGACGCAGGTGAAGAAACCGATTATAATGATAACGAAGAAACTATCTGATTATGAAATACAATGAAGAGGCGCTCCTGCAGGAGCTCCGAGACTATATCATTGGCACATACAGTCAGCACTATGCAACTGACAAGATTCAGACGCTAGATCTGATTGATGCCTGTGGAGATGCAGAAGCATTCTGTCGAAGTAACATTCTGAAGTATGCTTCTCGTTACGACAAGAAAGGCACCGCCCGTCGTGACATTATTAAGATCCTACATTATGGACTATTGCTGCTTTACTTCAGCGACAAATCTACAAACCGTGAAGAGTATCCTCAATGACAGTTATTTCAAAAGAGACTATTGATCTCCTGCAAAACTTTTCTACTATCAATAAGTCTATTGTTATCAAACCTGGCAACCAAATTCAAACTCTGAGTCTGAATAAGAATATCCTTGCCAAGGCAAAGGTGGAAGAGACCTTTGATCGTGACATGGCAATCTATGATCTTCCTTCTTTGATTCAAGTCTTTAACCTGTTTGAAGGCACACCTGTCATTGATACTGATGCAGACCAGCATCTTGTTATCAGCAACCCTGCTGGTCGATCTAAGGTCAAATTCTTTTATTCTGATCCAGACATCATCGTGCAACCGCCCGAGAAGGATGTGGATCTTCCTACCGAAGATGTGCGCTTCCGCCTTGAGGCACCTGTCCTTCAGCAGATTCGCAAGGCATGGTCTATCTGTGGTGTGCCTGATCTTTGCCTGTATGGTCATGAGGGCACCATGAATTTGTGTCTGACTGACAAGAAGAATGAAACCTCCAACTCTTACTCGATTGAAGTTGGTGAGACTGACGATGAGTTTTGCTATTGCTTCAAGATGGAGAATCTGAAACTCTACAACCAGGGTTATGATGTTACTATCAGCAGGCACAATGTCGCTCGTTTTGAAGCAGACAATGTGAAGTATCTGATCGCACTTGAGCCCAACAACTGATAAACACTTTTATTATGAATGATTTTCTTTGGGTGGAAAAGTATCGTCCTCAAACTATTGAAGACTGCATCCTCCCTGAATCTGTGAAGTCCACCTTTCAGAGTTTTGTGGATCAGGGTGAGATTCCCAATCTGCTTCTCTCTGGCACTGCTGGTGTTGGTAAGACTACTATTGCTAAAGCACTCTGTAACGAATTAGGAGCAGACTACTATGTTATCAATGGATCGGATGAAGGTCGATTCTTGGACACTGTACGCAATCAGGCAAAAAACTTTGCCTCTACTGTGTCTCTCACTGCTTCTGCTCGTCACAAAGTGCTTATCATTGATGAAGCGGACAACACAACCCCAGATGTCCAACTTCTACTTCGTGCCAGCATCGAAGAGTTTCAAAAAAACTGTAGGTTCATATTCACTTGTAATTTCAAAAACAAAATTATTGACCCCCTACATAGTAGGACGACGGTAGTTGAGTTTAATGTTCGTGGGCAAACTAAGCAAGAGTTGGCAGGCGCTTTCTTCAATCGTTGTCGAGATATCCTCAAACGGGAGGAGGTCTCCTTCGAACCTAGAGTTGTTGCTGAAGTCGTGCAGAAATATTTCCCCGACTTCCGACGCACCCTTAATGAATTGCAGCGATACAGCAGCACAGGGTCTATCGACACTGGCATTCTGGCGACGTTAGGCGATGCTA